ACCATTAATACCTTATTAGCCAATCCTGTTAATGGATTAGTAGGCATAAATCCAGTCCAATTAGGCTTACCAGATAGCGTACTCCAAGTAGCAGTATTAGAACTAATAGTTAGTCTTTTAGTAGCAATACCGCTAATAGTTTCACCAGTAGATTCACTGATAGTTACATTAGTACCTGCTACTAATGTAGCACTAGCTATCTTATTACTAGAGATAACTGTTAGTATAGGTAATCCTGTAGCAGATTGTACTATAGCACTAGGGTAAGTTGCATCTAATTCTACTGTATCTCCAGTTTTAGTAGCAGTTAATCCTGTAACACCGACTTTAACATTTACATTATTAATACTTCCTGTAGAAGGGCTGATATACTCATATCCTGTTAAGTCAGATTTAACTGCTATAACTTTACCACCTTGACCAGTTAGATTATAGGGCAATGTTCTAGCTTCTGCAAATCCAAAGGTATTCCCTATAAATATTTTATCTTGAGCTAGTTTAATTTGAAAGTTACCATTGCTGTCTCTCAAAGGTATAGTATTAGCAGTAGCATTAGTATCTCTAGTTTGTATAGTGCCACCTTCAGTAATATCTTTCCAATTGGCATTGGCTATACCACCTTCTAGTCTATACTTTTTTACATTCCCACTACCATCATTTTGTACTATGCATTCCAATCCTACAGCTCTCCTGTAAGATAGAATAGCATCCCTTTCAGCTATAGTAGCAACTCTAGTTCTATCATCAATAGGCTCACTATTACCTACAGAAAATCCAGCTGCTACTTTAATTGTATTTGCCATAATTATAAGCTAAATAAAAATTTATACTGACCATTAAAATCTGAAATGGAGTTAAACTTATACATTTTATACTCTTTAGTCCAGTTTGTATCTAATCCTGTAGATACTACATTCACCAATGTCTTAGTAAAGCCATTGATTATGTTAAATCCATTAGGATCTAGTATAGCTACTAAATCAGGATAAGTACTATCATAAGCAAAGTATGTATAAACACCATTTCCAGCTAGATTTATATTGGTATTTTCTCTAGGTCTAACTATTTTAGTAGTCGCTGCATATAATGTACTACCATCTAAATTATTAGAGGTTGTAGCCCATAACATAGGATAAACACTAGTTGCAGATCCACTAGCTACTAAAACAGTATCTGTACCATTATTATTTACATCAACTAAATTTCTATATTGAGTAGTTGTAGGAGTTGTGTTAAGTAAATTCTCATTATATGTAAAATCTAATACACTATAGGTTGTTAGTAAAGTACTTCCTTTATATAGTTCTCTACTATTAAATGTAGTTTCATCTCCAGGATCTATTGTACATCTAATAGTCATAGCAGTACTTTTACCAACACTAAAGTAGGTAGGACTTACACTAATAAATGCTTTAGCTGGTACAAAAAATAAAAATTCTTGTATGGAAGATAGTGTATCTTTATATGATACTCCCCCTATACTTACCTCAAATAAAGTCTCCCCAGTTAAGGGAGACTCATTTGGTGGTAATTGTTCTATTGTTTTCTTAGTTATAGCCATATTGCAATATTAAGAATAATTAAGGTAATTATCAAATAATTATAGTAGAATCTAGTATTCTAAATGTTCTAGTAGCATTATCATTTTTAACTTCTACCCAAATTCTATCAAATCTACTAAATCTAATTTTAGTCGCTATTACTAATTCATCCGAATCTCCAGTTCCACTTAAAGTAGTAGATTTGGCACTTCTTGCAACTTCTGTAGTCGTATTACTAGCTTTATTATAATACATAAATCTAGCAGTAATAATCTGGCTTTGTGTAGTAATAACTTGAGCATTTATTAAAGCTGTAACATTCAATAATCTTGGTATAGTAGAATTATATTCTAATTTAGAAGTTGGAATCAACTCAAATCTACTAGCACTATCTGTATTCAGTGCAAAACTTCCATTTATTTCCTTATAAACATTTGGAGTAGTCGTAACATCATAACTTGCTGTATTTCCAGCAACTGCTCCAACTTGTAACCCATTAGTATATAAAGTATCATAATGAGGAGGTTCTGTAAAATGTTGAGTAATATAAACTAATTCTCTTTGATTATCTAGTGTTGTAACTTTAGTTATCTTATCAGTAGAATCTGTTGGCTGAGTAATTATTATTAATCTACCAGCAGTGGCAACCTCATTATATAGTACAATAGAAGACCCATTATAATCAGATAGTACTTGTGGTAATACTACTGCATGGTCGTTAGATAGATAAAAAGCATATATTGAATTTAAATCATTATGTGTTAATAAGGTAGCATCAATAATCTCATAAGTAGTAGTGTTATCAATAGGGAATTCTAAAGAGAATGTAAATATTAAACTAGTAGCTGTATGAGATAATATCTGAGCAGCTTGATTCTTACCAGTACCTCCAGTAGTTACAAATACCTTACCTACTAAATTAGTAAATGTTTTAGTAGTATCATTAACAATTAGTTGTGTGCCACTAGTTAATGTTCCAGTATATAAATAAGGTTTTGAATTAATACTAACTCTATTTACCCTAGATACATAATCAATAAGTACAGGTTTTTCAGAAATTGCTTCATAATAAGTTCCTTTATCTATAAAAGATGAATCATTTTCTCTAATCATACCAAGATATCTATCCATCTTAGGAGGATTATTTTGACTAATTATGGTCATATTATTGTATTTAGAATTGTAAGATTACACCTTTTACATTTTCAGAATATACTGCTTTTAATTTGGAAATTCCAGATATAGTATCTCCAGTATTAATAGGAGTATTAAGTAATACTAAATTATAGTATAACTTAGGGTATATTGCCCTATCCCAAAGAAATAGTGATGTTTTATTTGTATCATAAGTATTTAATTTAGCATAACATGAACCTAATACAGTAACATTAGAATTTGCTGAATGTATAGTACATACATCTGGTAATGAAATACTTTCTGGAGAAAATGTAGTAATTGCATTATTACCTGTAGTTGTTATATCTCTATTACTGCTTAGATACATCTTATCCCCAGTAGTATTTAGCGGTATCATTAATGGATAATAGTTTAATAAAGTGGCATTTTGTAAAAATTTTACATTTGATTTAAATATAAATTCCCCATTACAAAATTCATGTGAAAAAATTACATCTGCTATATCTCCTGCAATAGGCTGATTATACTTCATTTTTTGTACTAGCTTAAATTCAGCTATTTGTATATGAGTTCCATTAGGCATTATAAAAAAATCAACAGATAATTTATTAAGATACATTTTAAAATCAGTTCTAATAGCAGTTCCAACTCCGTGATCTGGGAAAAAGTTTGTTTCTGCCCCAATTTTAGCTTGAAATGCTATCTCTTTATTACTTTCTGCCCCAAGCAATTCTAATTGTATATTATCACTATTATAATTGAATCCTAATACAGTTCCATATATTGTAGGGGTATCTGTATAATACATCCACCCTCTAGCTGTTCCAGCACCACCACTAGGAGGATTTGACGGATCATCCCCCCTAAATGTAGCTTCTATTTTATGCTTTCCATTTTTAAAAGTTCTTCCTACTACTAATTCTTTCTGTCCAGAAGTAGCCGAATATGTAGATACATATATCTTATTATTATAATCATCATCAACAACAACTTCCCAAATACCTCCTCTATTATCTGTAAAACAATATAATTTTATACATTCCCCAGTAACTGTAGCAGTATACTTATCTCCTACTGTAGTAGTATATAAATTTCCAGTTGTTCCTACAAATGTACCTACTCTATCTGTTGGTGAAGAATTATAAAAATTTCGGTTAACTTCATTAAGTAAACATAGTCTGACATTATTTAATTTAAAAAAATCATCATTAGTATCTTTTTTGAGTAGATATTCAATAGCATTTATTCCATCATGACACACTACTCTAAAAGAAGTTTGATTAATTTTATCAAAATAATAATTTTTTAATTCATCTAATAATGCCAATTTTGAATATATTTTTGCATTATTATTTAAATTACCAGTTAATTCTTGAGCATCTGCCACATTCTTTACTGTTGGTAAAGTAATATTCCCAGTTCCAATAGCCCCATTATTTTTATATTCTTCAGTAAAAGTATTATCATCCTCTCTATACATCCCAAGATATTTATCCATTTTACCTTTAGGACTATTTGATATTTCACTCATAATTATACTATTCTATATGATCCATCATCTAATAATCTAAATTCACCTAAATCAGTAACTCTATAGTCACCACTAGGCAATTCAATATCTCCTTGTCCAACACTACCATCTGAAATGTTTATAATATCTCTGATCTTAAATTCTACAAAGTTAAGTTCAGATTCTGTAAACATTCCTGATTGATAGGTTTCAATGTAATCTATATACATCATTACAGCCAAAGCTCTATAAAAAAACTCATACCAAGAAGGACTATTAGTACTTTTAAGTATGAGCATTTTTACTACAAGTTCAGATAAACCAAGCTTTGCCTTATCTATAAACGTAGTTGTCATTTATTTTATTTATTGCAGTTAAAATGTAGTTAGCCCTTTCCCATAAATTTTGTACAGCAGCTATAAGTAAGCTCTTATACATAAGGTAGACATAACTACCATACATAATATTTTTATCAAATTGATAACCTTGCTTAACATCATAAGGTATTTTACCTTCAATATTATATACCTTTTTAGTTGTATTATAGTAGGTTAAAAATTTAGGTGTAGTAGTCTCTGTAACATAAGTTATTTTTAATTCAAAAATATCGTCTAACCAAATATCATTAGAATCAAAATAACTAGATATTCCAGCAGTAGAGGCATCCATAGTATAAGTACTTCCACTTATATAAGGCAATTGGATATAGCTGGTAGAGCCATATCCTTTGCTTATTTCTATTTTAGTAGGAGTACCTAAAGTATCAGTTAATCCTGAAAGAATTACCTGTTTACCATTAGCAGATTGAGTTACTGTCATTTTATAAAACTTAAAACTTCAAAAATTGATTTACCATTTAGAACTACTATACATAAGGCTAATACAACTACCCAAAATAATTTGGGATTATCCACAAAGAAACCTACTATACTAGTTTTTCTTTCTAACTTTTCTAATCTGGTACTAATTAGTTTATCGTTGCTATCTTTATTTCTAACAATTTCCTCAATATCTCTTACTCTTTTATCCAGCTCTTTTATATCCTTTTTACTTTCTTTTACATCTGCTTTAGTTTCTTGTGTATCTAAAGCAATTGAATGAATCATTTCTTCCATTCGAGAAAATTGTAGAGTTAATAATTCTTTATCTTTTTCATCCATATTTACATACAATTAATTGGATTAAATAGTAAACTTATAGATTTAAAATTAATCATTCCTGTAGAATTTTAAACTAGATCCAGTTGAAAATGGAATTGTAGATGTTATTTCGATGGAATTAATTGCATTAATAGTTTGATTAAATCCGTGTGAGGTTATAGCCCCATTACCAGAAGCAGGATTTATACCAGAAAAATATCCACTATACATGTATCTTTTTAAGAACCCATTTACTATAGATAAATTCCAATTGTGCATTGAATATTTATGCCCATTAGTAACCATTCCTCCTACACTTCCATTTGAATTATTATAATTAGCAATTACACCATTTACTCTAATAGTAATATTTGTTGCTACAGTAGCAGTAAGTTGATACAAAATAGCATCTATATCCAATACTTTTATATTTAAATTGCTAAATAAAGTATTATATTTATCCCTATCTATTAATATTGTAGTAGTATCACTAGTTACTGTATATTCTAATAATAATCTATCAGTTCTATCAGCAACTTGCTTTAATGTCGTTAGAATTATATTTCCAGTATTAGCATCACCATTACTTACTTTAGATAAATCAGTATTAAATTGAGACTCAGATTGTAAATACCCCCCATCTAATGCTGATTGATATGCAGATTTACCATCATTACCAGCAGGGCCTTTAATATTAATAGTAGATGGATTTAGTAATCCTCCATTATTAGTCCAACTGATATTACCACTTAAATCAACAGATGGAGTAAATGTTACCCCATCATCTCCTTGAGCCTGAACACCACTATCTATATACTGTTCAGTAATATCATTATAGTAAAACCAATTACCATTACCTCCAATGTAAGGACTTTTACCACTACCTCCACCACCAGTAGTACTATAAACCTCATTTATAGATACTTGAAGTTCTGGAGGAGTATCTAATTCTATAGAAACTGGTACACTATCTAGTGTAACTTCCATAGAAGAATCTACCTCTTCAAATACTACTTCAATTGGTTGTGGTTCACTTACTCCTATATCTATACTCATGACTAATCCTTAAATTGTAGTGAAGGGGCTTCCAATATTTTTACATCTACTCCAGAAGAATAATTTGCATTTGTTAATCTATATTCTACTTCCATATCATAAATACTATCAGCTACAGCATTTGCTGTAACTGTAGTATCTATGTATATTTCTAACCATTTAGGATCTATGGAACTTATCTTAACTGAGGTGTTATCATAACCAGCACTAGCATTTTTAGAATACTTACCTAATATATCACCATTATTATTTATGAATACAACGAAAATATCAGCAAATGAACTAACTAGCACATTAAATTTTAATGTGGCTTTAATTGATGTCCTTTTCTTATAAACTCCTATAGTAGTATTACAACTCATATTAAGATAAGTTCCTTAAAATTATAGACCTAAAACAGTTCTTAGAGATGTTATATCAGTAGATAGAGTAGAATCTACAGCTATAATCATATCATAGTATGATTCAACTTGAACTCCAGTAGCAATAGCTACATCTACATTATCCAATGCACTTATTACAATTTGAGCATAAGTAGATGCAGGAACAATTTCTTGCTTAATCTTAGTAGTTGGGAAGCTTGATAGAGTAATATCCTTACTATCAAAATTCATCCTATACTCCTTAATAGCAAGCTTACTACCAGTACCATTTCCATCATAAGGAGTAGATACAGCTACAATAGGAATACCAGCATCTGCATAAATACCCTGATTAGGCTTACGTAGAGTAGTGAAGAAGCTAACTCTGTAATAATCTTGAGTTTGAGGATTTACTACAGGGAATGTAAGTCCTGTAATCTTTAGACCCCAGTTAGTTACTGAAGCAAGGCTACCAGCTTGAGTTGCATAGGTAGTACCAGCAGTAATAGTACCAGATGCTCCAGTGTAAAGTGCATCAATAGTAAAACTATTAGCATTAATTACACTAGCAACCTTATAGGTAACACCAGCAAGGGCTACATAAGTTCCTACAGTAAGTGCGTGAGCAGTAACTCCAACAACATTAGATCCATTGGTAACAGTAGCATTACCAGCCAATGCTGTCATAGTACCATTAGATACCCTATCAATAATAGCAAATGGAGTAGCCTCATAAGCCATCAATGCATCCCAAGCAGTCTTTAAACCAGTAACAATAGCTTCTTGAGAAGTAGTTGCACCAGTACCATAAACAACTTGCTTATTAATAGGAGTATTGTTATAAATACCAGCAGTACTTAACAAGGTAAGAGTTAGTGCATAATCAGTATTAACTGTAGCATCAAATGCTCCTACAGCAGTAGCTGGATTATACCCTACTACAGTTACTTGTTGAGTAGGTGCTTCATAAGCAGCATAGGTTTTAGATGTAACATTACCCAAAGTAAATACTGGAGAGTAGTTTACATTACCTGCTGAATCTTTAACTGCAATTCTAATTTTCTTGGTAGTATCTGTTACAGCAGCAGTCTGTACTGTTCCAGCCAAATCAACTACAGCTACAGACTTTGCTGGTAGTGTAGGTACGGTGGTATTTGCCCCACGTGCAGCATTAGCTACATACATAGTAGTGGGTACTCTTTGACCATCAATCATTGTTACTTAATTTTTAGTTTAACAAAAAAGTTATTGATTCTGTTTTATATTTCTCAAATATAAATTATTCTGATGAGATTCCAAACATAAGTTTACTGCTTTATCTACAATATCCCAATGTAAGGATTCTGCTAATAGCGTATCACTATCTAAACTCAAGCAAGGTAATTCAATTATATACCTTAACACAAAACTATTTAAAGAATATCCAGTAGGTATAACAATTTCATTATATCTTTTACCATTAGATCCATAATCCATTCTCCAAGTCATTTCTTCAAAAGGCTTCTTAAATGGATTTTTAAAGTTTTGATAGTAGTATCTAGGTTCTATATCTTTTACTCTAGTAATATGTTGTACATTATTTTTAACTAAAATTACCTCTGCATAATCTACATACTTTAAATCACTTGGATATTCAAATATATAGCTACTTCCACTTAGCTTACTAGTAGTATAAGGTCTATCATCAGATATAGTATATGACTTATCCTTAATTAATGTAGCTAAATTATTTCTAGCAGCAGGGCTTAAATCAAATTGTGTAAGAGTACTTGCATCTAATGGAATAATGCTTCTAAATACTAACTCTTGAGCTTGATTTAGAAAACTTAACCAATCATCAGTTTCTACTGCAATATCTTCTGATTTTATGACATTCCTAAGCTTAATGTCACAATTATATAGCATATCCTTAGTTGTCATTGCTTGGTTTATTTACTCTATTAGAAAATGAAATATTACTCATAAATAGTTGATAGCTATACTTTACTATTTCCTCATGTAAGCTTTCAGCTATTTCTGGAACAGTAGTTACATTAGTAGATGCTGTTAATCCTAGATTTTTAGGTTGTTTCAAATACATTAATGTACAACTATTTCCAGTTTTTATAGTAGTATATTTATCTACTATAATCATTAGTTTATTTTTATAAATAAAAGATAGAGGCTTTCTTATAATTGGTGTATTAAATACAGTAGCTTTAGAATTCTCTAATGTACTATATGAATCCACTAATTCTACATTTACATAGCCACTCCCCAATTTATCCTTATTATCAAGCCTATTAATTTCTACATCACTTCTTATATAATAGTAGTAATCTGTTGGAAAATCTACCTCATACCCTATATTAGCAAAACTACCAGTAGTTTTTTTAACTGCTGGTAAATCTACTATTTCTATAAGGTCATATAACTCATCTTTATGATCTTGAATAGTTACAGCATTAGTCTTAGTATTAGGAGTACTTAAATACCTTTCCAGCATAAATCTCCTATATCCAATATTGAGTTGCATAAGTATTTTATCAGAATCCAATCTTAACTCATCCTTATAGGCTGGTAAGGCAGATTCTAGTAAACTCTGAAACTCATACATCATTTCTACAGTAGTCATATCTAATTTTTATTAGCATTAGAAACTAAAGCTGCATTTCTAGCCTCTACAGCTCTTTTAAGAACTAATTCATGTAAACTTTCTGGTAAATTAGAAGTAGTTCCACCAACAGTATCAATATTTTGAGGGTATTTTATATACCTAAATACTGCATTAGGTTGATTGTTTAAATCAGTAAAATTACCTATTGTACTGAGACTATCCAGTACTACTGTTAGTGTAGCAGTATTATTACCATTTTCAGTACCCTGTACCCAATACTTAGGGGCTAAAAATATAGTATTAAGATTTAAATTACTTTGTACAAATTTTAATCCTTGTTCTGGAGATATCTGTTCTGCATAGACAATAGTATTACTAGTTTGATAGCTGGGGATAAATCCACTAGAGTTCATAGCTACCCTACTCAAAGCTGTTTGTACAGATATAGGGAAATAGTAATTCCCTGTTACATTACCAGTATATACTCTAAGTGTATCACCACCTAAATAGCCTGAGGAGGATAGTTGAATACCCTCCTGTACTATTAGGCTATATAAAGTATCAAATTTCTTAGCAGCACACAACTCTAAGGTTATTTCTCTTTGAGCTATGTTAAGCAAGTCACATACTTCAGCATCAGAAATACCTGGAGCTTCATAACTACTTACAACTTCTGTAAGTAGTCTAAATCTCTCTAAGAATTGTGTTGCATTCATTACTATTCCTTTTTAGATTTACTTTTCTTTTCTGTTTGTGCTACAAGTGTAATATAGAGAGGATCTGTAGTTTCTTTCATATTAGTTAATTCAGTAATAAACTGCTCCATTGGATATGATTCATTCATACCAGGAAGTCTATAACTTGCTACACCAACTCTTTCTACTGCTCCCTTACTAAGACCAGTAGCAATTAGAGCTTTAATATCTCTATCCTTATCCTCAATAATCTTTTTACATATATCAAAATCCTTATCTAGACAGCCCATAATTTGAGATTCATACCAATCAGATTTATTATCTTCAGGTACAATCTTTCCAGTTTTCTTAAATGCATAGTATAAAGTAAGGAATTCAATCATCTTTTCTTTAGAAGGAATTATTTTACCTATAGCTACATATACATCAGTCTTATTCTTTAATTCTTCAGACTTTTCATTAATCTCAAATCCTTCATCTACAAGAATAAATTTTCTATATGGATTTCTATCAAAATCTTCCTGCCCATCTGCAAAATCTGTAGAGCAAGATTTAAGTACTCTCCATCTCAAGTTATGTTCTGGGTTAGCCAAATCAAAATATACCCTACCAGCTAGAAGTTCTTGAGTCTTATCTATATACACAATAGAATGAGGACTTGTCCAATAGTTATTTTCATAGTCTCTATGATTAAGAGATCTACCCCAAATACCTTCAAAATATTTTCTTTCTTCTTCAGATGAAAATGGGTTTAATAGTTCCCCTCTACTATCAATACCTAACATATATCCCCATTTACATCCCTCCATCATAAACTTAACTTGAGGATCATTTTTATTAATCAACATAGGCTGATTAATAGATACAGGTTTAATGTACACTTTCCTTTTCTGTAGATATCCTTTTTCAATACCTACTTCAATAACTGATTTTTCTTCCATTCCTTCTGTTTTAATTAAATAATATGCTAATGTAATGGTTAATATTTAAAATAAAAATAGGTAGTGAATTTAACCACTACCTATTTAACATTTTATACTAATTATGACTAGCGATAAATTGCAGGAATAAACCTACCAGTCTTAATCATATTCTTAATCATAATACCACGTTGCTTCCATCCATATACTGAGTAACCATCTACAGGAGAGCTAATAGTCTTAGGATTACCAGCCTTACCACCTGGAGTAAATGGATCAAACATACCAGGAATATAACCAAAGGTTTCTTCAAAGTTACGTTGCATTACTCTCATAATATTGGCCTGTCCATTAGTAGTACCAAAGTCAAACACATCATAGATATAAGATGCAACATTACCACCATCAGGATGCTTCATAGTATGGAATGGAGAATCCTTTTGAGTATCAATCATAAGAGTAATCTCAATACCATTTAACCATTTATATTTGTAGAATTGACCTTCATTCCAAGTTAGCCCCTTACCGCCTTTTTCAAGAGGATAATCACTTCTGAAGAAGTTAGATGCACCTGGTTTAGCAAGGATAGCCTTATGGAATTGGATAGCACCATATTCACCACAAGATACTACAATTTGACGTTGATCTTCTCTAAATCTACCAATGGTAATTTGTGCAATGAAATCAACAAAAGCATCAATACTAAATTTATTGTAGTACATGATGTTACTATTATTCATTTGCTCATATAGACCAAATCCAGCTTTAATTACATTACCAGATTCTCCCCTATTACCATAGCTACCATCAGTAAGCTTATTAGACTTACCATATAGATCCAACCTATAAGCATCATTTCTAAACTGTCTGTAGAAATCCCAAGCTTGCTTATCAATCCACTTCTTAGTTGTTTGACCAGTTTCCAAATCCTTGAATGCAAATGCCATTGGGTTATTTAGTGTACCATTACGTAGCACATTACCAGGCACTTCATAATTCTTACGAATTACATTCATAGTATTTTCAAACTGGAAGTGAGTACCATGATGGATAGAATTGCCTCTCTTAGAAAGAGCTTGCTCTACTTGACCCCATCCTTCATTCCATAGAGAATCTTGTACAAGATCTGCTACTGGAACAAATAGTGCAGGATTACTAGTAATTAGCTCAACTTCATATCTGAATAGATCTCCAATTTGAATACCATCCCCCTTACATCTAATTACATAAGCTTCTGGTTTACTACCAAGAATGGTAGATGTAGCAGCAAAGTATGGCTCAGAAAACCACATATAAAATATTGAGTTATACTGACCAGGCTTATCTGTAGCTGCAAGAGCTGTACCTGCTGTATCTAGAGAAGCCTTAACAAGTGGAATAGGTCTTTCTTCCCCACCAATCATAGCCCATCTGTAAGGTACTTCTGCATTATCTACATAGTGTACAGGTAGCTTATTAATCATACTACCAAAGTTATAGCCATAGTTAACATCATACAGATACTCAAGAGTCTGATTAATGTATTCAGGCTGGAATCCACCCATAGCTGCAAGGTGGTTCATACTGGTAAAATTACTCCAGTATTTAGGTTCTGCAATTTGTAATTTACTTACTTGAAATCCCATATTAATTATTTATTAGGTTCTACTTACGTATAAAATTTAAAAACTTACTATCCATTACTTGTTCCTGCTCATCAATCACATCATTATTAGCAGGTGAATTTCCCTTAAATGATGCTTTACTACCACTACTAAGTACTTTATTTAACTTATCAACAGCCTTAGTTTCAGCTGCTTTAGTAGTAGTTACCTTACCCTCAAATGCTCCAGCTGCAATTAGTGCTGCAACTTTCTTATCAAACTCTATTGGGTTTTCTGCTCTATACTTACCATATAATGCATTTGCTACAGTACCATTTTCTAATTCTACTGGAGTTAGAAGTAATTCTTGAGCTTTAATTGCTTGAGCTTTAGTTAACTTAATTCCAGTAACTATTTCTGCACCTTCTGTAATAGATTCTTTAATTTGTTTAGCAACTTTTTGCTGTTCTTCCATAGCCTTTGCTTGTGCAGCAGCTAGTTCTTTTTGCTTATTTTCTATAGACTCCTTAGCAAATTTCTTTACTTCTGGTAAAGCTTCCTTAGCCTCTTCAATATCTTCACCACTAGTAATAAGCTTTTCTATATGCTTACCAATTCTATCTTGAGACCAGTTAGTAGTATTTTTAAAATGCATCTCTAGAAGTTCTCTTCTAACATCTTCAGATTCTTCTAAAACATCATCATCAATTTGTTCTAGAGAACTATTGATAGATACTAAATTAAAGGCTTCTTCCTTAGATACTCCTAGTTCTTTTAGTTTTGTAAATTCTTTAAATTCTTCACCATAAGATTCTTTTATCTCATTTTCTACTGATTCCAATCTACTTTCCATTAGCTGTAGTAATGCTTTACCACCACTACCTTTCTCTTCTACCAACTTATTGAATTCTTCTGGATTTATATCAGAAAGAATGCCCTCTTCTGCAAGAGCATTGGCAAGAAGAAGGAAGGAATCAGAAGTCTCTTGTGTTGCAGAAGAGGTATTCTTACTATCCTTAGTTTCTTCATTATTAGTTTCTTCGGAATCTAAACTTAGAATATCTTCCAAATTAAGTTCTAAAGAATCTTCCTTTTCTTTTTCATTAGAGGTCTCAATATTAGATTCTCCAGTATCTACTACCTCATTTGTACTTATTTCAGTTTCATCAGATAGCTTAGCTATCTCATCCATTGAAAATTCCAAATCACCTTGTGACTCAGAATTAAAATCTACATCAAACATTCCCATAATTTTCCTTCTTCTTACACAAAGAACTTAAAAGTTAATCTTTGCTACAATTTATTTATTAGTTTAATTTTCTAGATATAACATAATCATTACCCAAGAGCATCTTCAAATGTTTCTTCCATAAAGTATAGGCTAGCATTAGTTTCTTTAAGCATATCTATCCTATCCATAAAAGCTTTCATTTTAGCCTCTTCCTCTATTTGTTCTTGAATAAACCAATGCATAAATCCAAATAGAGTTAAATCCCCTTCTTTTAAAGCCATTGAAGCAGTTTTAGATAGTTCCTTACTTACAACCATTTCATGCTCATAAGATTTCTTTACTATATCTTCCATAGATTCAAAGGAGTTTGGCTGTTCATCTGCAACAGGTGTATTAGGCATTGCATCTCTATCTTGTAAATACTGATAGAATTTTTTACAATGCGTCATTTCTTCATCACCGTACTTCTTCCACAACTTACCAGCATTAAACCACCCATTAAATTCAAACCATTCTCCCATAGATCTATAAAGTCTGGAGGAATCCTCCTCCAGCTTTATATGTAGTTGTACTCTAGTTTCTAACTCTTCAGATATTCTTTTCATTAGTATCTTATTTATTATTTACCACTTACTGTTTTATTTTTCAATGTTGTTTTAGCCTTCAACTTCTCTCTAGCTAATGCAGCCTTATCCTTTGCTTCCTGTAATTTAGTCTCATGATCCATCTTTTCCCTTTCCAAATCCATTTTCTCTTTTTCAACTTGGTACTTCAATGTAGTATCTAGTTCTTTATGAATCTCTTCAGATTCCTGCTTTCTAACATCTAAAGCATTTTTAGCTAGTTCTAAAGGATCTGGAATACCATTATTATCTAGATCAACATTCTCTCTCTTATTATAAACAGCCATTTGAGCTACTTGAATTTTAGTAGATGCTTCTGTATCAATCTTATACCTTTCAAGTTCAAGCTTGGCCATTTCAATATCATAAGCCCTTTGATTCTCCATTTCAATCTGGGCTTGAGTTTGTTGTATTTGTTGAGACTGAAGTTGGTTCTGCTGTTCTTGCATTTGTCTAGCTTCATCAGCCTTTTGCTGTTCATAAGCTTCAAGTTTTCTTTGGAATGACTGGGGATCTGTAGTTCTATATAGGTCTGCTACTACAGCTAGATTACCTCCATTTTGTAAGAATGGTTGTGCTAACTGTTTTAATGCTTGCATCATTTCCATATCAGAAGTACTTGATGTAATATCTACACCATACTCTGCTTCTACAAATTGCTCATAATCAAAATCTAGTATTCCCATACTACCATCATCCAGTAGATATGGTCTTTTAAACTTCTCTCCTCTCCAAGCAAACTTAGCTAACTCAAGCCACATTTTTAAAGCTCTTACCCTAACATTATCATGCAACACAAACCACTTTTCAGTACTCATTGAACTTTGAGTAACAGCCCTCTCTACTCCACCTACAGTTTCCCTATTATCTACAGCACCCTTTCTTTGTGGGTTAATTCCAGTAATATCTTCCACTCTTTTAGCAATAAAATCAGCCATTAAAAGAGTTCTTTGTAGGTAGTTACCTTGTTCCAAATCAATTGAGCTGGAATTTTGGTTCATAGCACCAGCTAATTTACCCATTGCAGCACCTTTCTGACCTTCATTAAATGGGTCAACTACTTGCCAACCAAGTACTTCTGCATAGTACATCCATTTATCCATCTCCCATCCATCAGGTATAAGTGATAAATCTAGCCTAGCCATTTTACCCTTATCCTTAGTCATACCCATTTCTAGTCTAGCCATTAAAGCATTATATAGATATTGGTACTCTCTTACCATATCTACTAAACTTCTTCCTTTATTAGCATTGACATTTACCACAATTCCTACTACTGGAGGCTTGCATATACTAGGATTATCCATTGTCCTAAACTGAACTGGGCAAGGTCTCATTCTAGTATAGATATTAGTACCTATTTTAGTACCCTCATACCATTCAGAAATCCATAGCCAATCTACAGTTTCACCTAATTCCTTATTAGGCTTATAAGTCTCATCTACATACTGCTTTATAGTCTCTCCTGTTTCAGGATCTGTAGTAGTAAGGCTACCTACCTTTCTCATACCTTTCCATAAAACCCTAGTACACCTTACATTACCTTGAACATCAAATCCACCAGCAAAGTAAGATACATCAGAATTATTTGGATTAAACACATTACCAGCTAATTCAGCACCAAATATAAGTGATGGGTCAAATACTGGATTGGCTTCTTGTCCTTGTATTAATCCTTTTCCTGTAGATAGTCTAAACCCTTGTTGTAAGGCATCTATTTCTTTTGGACTTAAATCATCATAGTACCTATCCAAAACTTCCCCTAATGGTAAATAACCATCCTCAACTACAATATCAGAATCTTCTATTTTATAGGAAGATCCAGATCTTAAGCTATATGTATTTAGTGGATTAGCCTTTCTTAGTACAGGTCTATTACCTATAATATCACCAAAATAAATTTCTTCCCCTGCAATAAGCAAATCTTCAAATCCCCTACTAAATACTTCAGCAGCATACTCTGTTCTGTATAAATAGTTGATAACTTGTTGAGCCATTCTAGCTCTTCTATCCTTATACTCAAAGTTAGCCCATCTTCCAAATTCCTGCATCTTTCTTTCAATTTCCTCAGGAGTTTCATTTGGATTTATTAAAGATTGAGTAACCATTTGAGTAAATGCATTATTAATAGTCCTTAATCTCTCATTTACTGCATCACTATTTATACTAGTTACCATTGGATTGAAAGCCCTTCTTCTTTCTTCCCCAAATAGCAGCATTAAACTACTATTAATTAATGAATAGTTTTTATATCTAGGAAGTTTAGCCACATCATCAAATCCCCAGGGATTAATGACCCTATTCATTTCTTCCTTATCTACTATATCATTAAATAAATTATAGTTTATTAACTTGTTTTTTCTAGTATTTCTTACTCCAATTGAACTGTAAAGATTCAAATTCCAGTTCACAATAGCTAACCCTGAATCTATACATTGCTGATAGTAATCATCAGTCTTTTCTTTTTCAGAGAGCATTTGTGCAGGAAAGAAGTTTACACTTTGTACCCCTAAAGGGCTTTGTTCCTTTATCATAATACTTTATTTAATTAGTCAAATTTACATAAATACATTTCACCTATATATTATTATTGCCAAGTAGTTAACATTTTAGTTTTATTACCATAGAATTTATTAAAATATGGATCACTTGCTCTAGTTTTTAACTTCTCATTTGCCCTTACTATTTCAACATTGCCTAATTCTAAATCATACAGCATTACTGCACTCATAGCACTAACCCTGTCAAAGTTACCATCACTATTCCATTGACTACATTCTTTTAAATATCCAATACTTCTTATTGTATGTAATCTTGTTAGCCCAGTCTCTTCCCCATCTTTAGTAGGAAGTGGTTCACACATCCATTTAACCTGTTGGGTTCTTAACCAACTATTTACTGGATTCTTAGAACCTTCACTAGCATTAAACCCTTTACCTTTATTTCCAGTAAGTGACTCTGGTTTAATATTTAATTTATCAATCAGAATCTTAGGAGTATCTGCTAACCAATGAAGTATATTTTTATTTCTAAAGTATGCAAATAATCCTTTTTTATTATTTTCATACATTATCATTGCATTGTAAAATTTACTTAACCTGTAGCATAACTCATAAAAATCATCTGCAAATCTAGGTCTTCCAGTATATTCTGCTACAATAGTTCTTGCCCACCTATCAAATATAAATATACTTCCTAATGAAGTTCCAGTATCATCATCATAGGGGTCAATCCCTGCTATATATCTACCACT